AACGAGTGATATAAAAATAATGAAGATATTAAAAGCTCAGTACAGAATTGAGATTGGGACTCTTTTAAAAGTGCTTATAGTATGTCTGATCCTGAAGAAGCAAAGGTAGTAGAAGCTTATTTCCAAGCAAGACAACCTAAGACAGAGGATTCTTTTTATAACATATTAAGAAACTGACAAACCATACAAAACCCTAACAACAAGAATAACCCTGAATTTAACCTAGCACAACAAAGGTATAACAATTTTAAAACATATTCTTGATATAATGTTAATCAACTATCCTCAGCACTTACTAATTGATTAATAGTAGGTAAATTATATGATGATCTATCACAAGATCCAGCAATCAAAGCTAAGCTAGATCAGGCTAAGGTTTTTAATTCTGCAAATTGAAAATGAACAGATTTAGTAAAAGTGTGAGAAAATCAAACCAACGAAATCCTATCATCTAATCCAAAAACAGCTAAAAGTATATTTGAATGATGAATAACTGATGATGAATACAAACAAGCACTAGAAACTCCAGAAATAACAGCTAAAAGATGAGAAGTTGAAAAAGCTAAAATGGAATACGATGAACTAAAAGCTACTTACGACAATGTAGAAATAGAAGTGGAAAAAGAATATGGAACAATAAGTAAATCAGCAAAAGCAGCATTAATCTGAGAAAGAAGAAAAAGTATTTATAGAGATTTATCAGTCTTAGAATCTACACTTAATACAAAGGTTTGAACTCTATCAGATATGACAAAAACTCAGGCTGCAATATTTGAAGCCAACTTAGACCTATACAAAACACAACAAGGACAAGAATTCACAAACTCACAAAATGACAAGAAATTCAAACTGCAACAAGACTTATTCAAGATGCAACAATCCTATGCAAATCCTGACATTAATTCTACTGATCCAACAATAGCTAATATTGCAGCACAAAACGCAGTCAAAGAAACACTTAAATTTACAGAAGCTAATTGAATTTGAATAAGAAGATCAGAATGACAAATAATAAAAGATGCTCAAGATTACGCAAAAGCTAACTGAGTAACACTATGAGAAGCACTAGATAAGACTTTCACTTCAATAGTTACAGGATGAGAAGCATATAAGACTGCTATGGAGAATATATCAAGCAGTAAATGAGCTGATAAATATGAATATAAACCAATTCAATCAACAGATGCAAATGGTAATTTAATAACAACTTGATATATTGCAGTAAATAAATCAGATCCAACAGATATTACATATTTAAATTCAAACTGAGAGCCAACAGATAATACTGGTGATACAGGTACAGGCGAATGAAGTTCTTTATGATGAATAACACCAGGAACAACTAAAAACAGACCTGATAGAAACAATAATCCTTGAAACTTAAGAGTAGAATGAGATTTATGAAAGGATAGTTGAGGTTTTTGAATATTCTCAGCTCCTGAATTATGATTTCAAGCTATGGTTAATGATGTTTCGGCTAAAGTAAATGGAAAAAGTAAATATTCTAGCAAAATCAATACATTACAAGATTTAATAGCTGTTTATGCTCCTGCTTCTGATTGAAATAATCCTAATTCTTACTCAAATATAGTTGCTAAAGCTCTATGAGTAACATCAAATACACCTATAACACAATTAAAAGGTAGAGAAATAGAGTTAGCTGCTGCTATGGCTAAACACGAATGATTTACGGGTAGTATATCCTTATGAACTCCTTGATCTAATAAATTTAATCTAGCTTGATGAGTACAAACAGATATCCCAGCATCTACAACATATACAGATTCTGAATATAGAGAATATTTAAATAGTGCTAAGTTACCTTCTGGAATTAAATCTATTACAACTGACAACTGAAAAAAATTCCAAGAAGAATATTTAAACTGGAAAAGACAAAACAATCCTTTAACAGAGCCACAACAAAAAAGAGTTGATGCTTTATCTGATGATTATAGGAGAGATCAAACTGTTATATCACTTAAAAGATTTGCTCCAATTATTAGAAAGTATCAAACAATAGATGTTTCTAAAATGACTGCAACTGATAAGCAAGGTATTATAAGTGATTATGCAAAAGCACTAGATCCTGATTCAGTAGTAAGGGAATGAGAATATGCAACTGTTGCTAAATATGCTCAATGATTATGAGAAAAAGCTTTAGAAGAAATTAAACAAGCCTTAGCTTGAAACTGAGTATTATCTAATAATGCTTCAAATAAAGTAATCAAAGCTATTCTAGAAAGAGGTAAATATTACCAAGAGGAAGAAAAAAGTTTAAGAGAACAATATGTATGACAAATTAACAAAGTATCTTGAAATTATGATTGAGAAAGTCAATTAGTAATACCATTAAACAATGCTAAGCAAGTAACAAGATACGATGACTGAACATATAAGGAATATGATTGAAAATGAAATTACAGATATTTTAATGGTAAAAATCTAACAAGCTGGACACCAACCTGAAAACAAAATACATCCAAACCAAATGCAAATTACAGTTCAGTTTCTTGAAAAACATATACACAAGAAGATTTACTTAATCAATTAAAATAATATGGCAATATACCCAGTTCAAACATTACTAGATTGAAGAATAAAGATGAGCGACTGAACAATAGTTGCACCAAACAACAAGGTAAATAAGCAGGCTTCACAACCTGCTATTACTACACCTAAATTAAACCTTTTTGACTTCTCTAAGTTAAATCCTACACAATCTATCGGAAAACAACAAAACACGCCTGTATGACCATTTAAATGAGTTGTAGGGAATGTTCAGACTCCATATAAACAACCTGAAAAAGCTATTGTAAAAAATCCAGCACTCCCTGAGTTCGCAAAACTAGAAACCAGTAAATTTGAAAATTGAATGCAACCAGTTAAAAAAGAGGTTAAACAAGAATGATTAGTTCCAAAAGTAAATGCAGGGAATTATAATGATATTGATTTACAAAATGCACAAAAATTAAAAGACCTATGAATACCTAAAGAACAGATTATAGAGCTTGTTAATATAAAAAAAGCTCAAAGAGAGTGAGTTGCAACAGAAGAAGATGTACCAACAGAAGAAACAGGATTTAAAGAATACTTGCCAATGGCAAAAGCTTGAGCAGGTAAATTTGAGATTAACCAAGATGATTGATTCTTAGAAACTATTTGAAAAACAATTGGGAATGTACCTTGATGAGTTTATAATCTTGCTGCTTGAACTGCTAACTTATGAGCTAATTTAATTCAAAACCCTATCGACACAACAGTAAATGTCGCAAAATGATTATATTGAGCTGCTGAATCTTGAGTTAATAGAATACAAGAAAATTACAGCAAGTGAGGCTTACAATGAACAGCAGACACTTTAGGAGATATTAACAAATTAATCTGAGAAAATCCAGTAGAAACACTTTGAATTGTTAAACCTAGTCTTGTTGCAAAATGAAGTTCTAAAATAATTAAAAATGTAATTAAACAACCTGTAAAATGAGCTTGATATGTAGCTAGTGAAGTATTAGGTAAAACCACTGGGACAAGTTGAGAAACAATAAGAACAGCATTTAAACAATGATGAACTCAGGAATTTAAGTCAGCTCTTAGATGAAATACAACAACACAAGATATTTTATCTAATACAAAAGAATGACTACAATCTATTAAAGATAACAGATCACAATTATACTGAGAAGAATATAAAAAACTTCAAGCAATTAAAACACCTATAAAGCTAAAAGTATGAGAAAAATGACTACTTCCTGATGTTTTAGATTCATTACAAAAAGATTATAAAATATGAATGAAATACAACAAAGATTGAAAGGTTGTATGACTTGATTTTTCACAAAGTAAAATTACTTGATGAGCTAGTCAATCACAAATTGAAAGTATTGTTAATGATCTTAATAAATGGAAAGATAACACACCTGAGGGGTTAGATGTACTTAAACAAAGAGTACAAGATTATTATAGATGAACTGCTGAAAGTGCTAAATGAGACAGAATATCTACAATAGTTGCAAATAAAATAAAAGATAGTATAATTAAACAAGTTCCAGAATATGCTGATATGGTTTGAAAGTATGAAAAACTAACAAACGATATACGAGATATTACAAAAACCTTATCTTTATGAGATAAAACACAAGCTCAAACAGCTATTACAAAACTAAATAGTGTATTAAGAGATAACTTCCCAGCTAGACAAGATATGATAAAAATTATTGAACAATATACTTGAAAAAATATACAAGCACAAATTGCTTGAGCAAGTTTAAATCCTGCACTAGCGAAATGATTAGCTTGAGTAATAACTGGATGATGAATAATATTATGACAACTTGCAAATCCTTGATTTTGGGTTTGACTTGCAGTCGCTAGTCCTAGATTAATTGGAGAACTTGCAGCAACAATATGAACTCCTGTATCTAAATTAACAGAAGCTATCACTAATCTGAAAAAATATGGAAATACTATTACTAATCCTGCTATGAATAGCGTGGAATGAAGCTCTAAAATAATCAAAAAACCCTCTATCTTCAATAATCCTACAAAGAAAAAGTAACCTACTAATTTAGGTTGCTTTTTTATGCAAAAATATTAAACTTAAACTAACCTTAAGTAAAAATAATGACAAACTGGAATACTCGAACATCTGTAAACACTTCGTGGGCTAAAACTCGACTTGGTTGAGCCTACCTTATGAACTCTTTATGAGAATACATTACAACTAGTCTTTGAGAAAGGATTATTGTTATTGTGAAATGAGGCGAATTAAATTTAACATCTTTTAACACAAGAAGTATACCAACAACGAATTGGAGTCCAAGAACTCCTATATAATTAACTTATAAACTATGACAGATTCAGTAATCTTTCCTACACAAATAGATAATGCTTTACCCGCAAGCGATGATCGTATTCTTTTTTCAGATACATCCGACAGCAACATAACAAAAGATGCAGCAATTAGCGAGCTTCCTATAAGCACAGCCACACAATCAGCTATTGATGCTGTACAATCTGATATTGATACGCACGAAGCAAGAACAGACAATCCACATTCAGTTACTAAATCACAAGTTGGTCTCTGAAGTGTGGATAATACTTCGGATAGTGCGAAACCAATTAGCTCAGCAACACAAGCTGCACTAGATACTAAAATAGAAAGTGTAGTTGCTTGAACAAATGTAACAATAGATAACACAAATCCTCTAAATCCAATTATTAATTCAACTTGAGGTGGTGGTGGTTGAAGTTGAGATGTAGTTAGTGGATGAGTTAGCGGATGACAAATAATAAACTGATGAACTGGGGTAGCTGAACACTTAGACCTTTCAGCAAATGCTGCATTACCAACAACCTGATATATTAGGTTTAAGAGCTACATACAAAACATTATAGGAAACATATTCGCCATATTCGATGTAAATGGTAACGAGAACTTAAGAATTAGCTCTGTGGCAAGTGCTGTTAATGCCTTATGAATTGAGAACTCTGTAACAACAGCCTGACCTGAGATATATGCTTTATGAGCTGATGCAAACATAGATATAAACATCACACCAAAAGGAACAGGTAATTTAAAGATAAATGGAGATATACAAAGCTGAGTTAATACTTGAGACCAAAAACTAAACACAATTATTGACCCTGATGGCTCAAAAACATTTTCAATGGGTGGGAACACTGTAACGTGGAACTTTACAAATCCTACTTGATGAATGTTATATAATATGACGGGAGGTTGGAGTGGGCATATTCTTGAAGTAATGGATACATCTTCTGTTCCAGACTGATGATTATGAGACCACCTACTTCATATGGAAACCTCAAGACTCAATGTATTGCCTGCACACTTTGTAAATAACTCAGTTGGAGGTAGAGCATTAAAAGCGGAGGGAATAACTGAATTAATTTGAGATACTACTATAACTTGAAATATTTCTGCTACCAATCTTTCTTGAACTAATACTTGAGATAATGCAACAAATACTCAATATAGTTGATTGGCTGCTTCAAAAGAAGATACAGCTAATAAATCTACAAGTGTAACAACTGACCAAGCAAGTGATACAAAGTTTCCTAGCGTTAAATCTGTATATGATTGGGCAACTTGATTATTCGCTACTATATCAAACCTAAATTTAAAAGCTCCTTTAGCTTCTCCTACTTTCACAGGAACATCAACATTCGATACTATAAAGATAACTTGATGAACTCCTTGAGCTTGAAAAGTCGCTACAAGTGATGCTGATTGAGATGTTACTTGGGAAACACCTAGTGGATGATGATGATTATCTTTTAGGGCTTCTAAGGACTGAATAATAACAACTTGATATCTTAAAAGATTTGAGATGAATAGTTCTTGAACTCTTAATTGAATAAAAGCATCTGTACTTTCTTTACCCACTTGATGAAATTTAGAAATACAAGTTTATAAAAATGGAACTGCTACTGCAAATTCGGTGTTCACTTCAGATTCTGCCTTAGCAATAACAACCTGAACTGCTGCAACAAACTGAACTTACCAAGTTACTAAAACAACAATAGATAATTGAACTTATGTAGACTGAACTGTGTTTTATATTTATGTGATTGCCTGAAGTTGAAATACTTTCTTATGAACTGATTTACTCGTAACTTGATATTAAACTATGTTACAAACAAATAATTTATCTATACCTAGAAATTGATTAGTATTTGAGGCCAATCTTAACGGGTCGGCTTTAGATACAAACGATGGCACAAAAGTCATATTAACAGCTACAAATATAACCTACGGAACAACAGATGTTGGATATCAAAAACAATGTTCTTCCTATAATTGAACATCTAGTTATATATCAGCTTGAACTTGATTTGATTCATTATCAACAGGGACAATATGTGCTTGGATTAAAACAACAAAAACTACACAACAATATATAATGACTAAAGGTAATAATTCTTGAGCAACTGATAATTTCTTTTTTGGAACAGGTGTTGTAACATCTTGAAGACTTGGATTTTATAATTGATGATGGAAAGAATGAAATACTAATGTTGCTGATAATAAATGGCATTTTGTAGTATTAACAGGAACTACTAATAGTTGAGTATTTTATGTAGATTGAGTTCAAGACTGAAGTTTTGCTTTTAATCCATTTTATCACACTTGATGAGGATGAACTGTTTACATATGAGCTAGAAATGTTCCTAACTATCCTTATTATCTTTGAAATATTCAATGAGTAAGATTATACGATAGAATTTTATCAACCCAAGAAATACAAACTCTCTACCTAGATGGACAAAGACAACTTGGTGTAGGTTCATACCTTTGAAGTCAATGACTTTTGAGAGGAGCAGTAGCATATTATGATATGAAAGGGGATGCTAATGATGTGATTGGAGGGAATAACTGAACTGTTACAGGTGCGACATTAACTACTGATAGATTTGGGATAAGTAAGGGGTATAATTTTAGCTGAGCCACACAGGATATAATTTGTCCTAATAGTTCTGTAATAGGTGCATTTTCTTCAGATTTTACTGTATGATGTTTTATAAATGCAGATACATTAAGCGATTTGGATTCTTTATGGGGAATATCATATAATACACATCCTTGAGTTACTATATATTACAGTAATTGACTGTCTAAATTTAGAGTAGACACATCTAATTCTTGATGAACACAAGTATTCATAAATTTTAATACTTCTATATCTACCTGAGCTTGGTATCATATATTATATACTAGAGTTTGAACAACTTGAACAATATATATAAATTGAACATTTGATAATTCAGCAACCGTGAGTAGTGATAGTTATAATAAAACTAGTCCATTTGTAATTGCTCGTAGACATTCTGCCGATTGAGGTTCTTGGTATTTTGATTGAAAAATAGATGATGTTATTATATGGAATAGATGATTATCAGCCTGAGAAGTTAAAGCACTATACGACATTACAAAACAGAAATACCTTATTTCTTAACCTAAAAACAATGGCAAATTTTCCTAGTTGGATGTTAGGCGACACTTCCTTAAAACTTCTTCTTCATTGAGACAAGGATATTTCTTGAGAATGAAACAATTGAACTCTTGTAAATGCACCAACTAGCGTTAGGCTTTTGGATGATATAAAGGGGTATAGTTATAATGGAACTACTCAATCTATTAATATCGCATCTTTCTCAAGACCAACAACTTGAATAACATTATGAGCTTGGATAAATAAATCAACAACTTGAACTCACTGTATTATCTGATGAGATGATTCTACTTATTGAAATGCACAAAGAAGTTTTCAATTTAGAACAGAAGCAACAACCTGATTGCTTTCAATCATACTATTTAATGCAAGTACAAATAATTTTATATCTTGAGTAAGTAATGTTTGTGATTGAAAATGGCATTTTTGTACTGCCACATATGACTGAACTACTACAAAAGTATATGTAGATTGACATTTAGAAAAATCTGACACAGCATTAACTGGAAATATAAGAGCGGGAACTTGAATAGCCATAGGAAAACTCTCAGATGAAATAGCCGATGCTGCTGCTAGTTTTTTTCCTTGAAAAGCATTATTACCTATGATATTTAACAGAGCATTAACCCAAACCGAGATTCAGGAAATTTTTTATTCATCACTTTTATCTACTTTATAACCATTTAAACTTATGAAAAAATTATTTTGAACATATAGAAAAGAAAGAATAGTTAATCCTTACACAATAAAAGATGTTACATTCCATTGACACTACGAGCCTGCAATGTTTTTAAACAATATGTTTGCCGATTGGCACGAAGCAGGACTTACAAATTTAATAGACAATTTAATAGAAGATAAAAATTATACTTCTGAGATTGCACCTTGAATTAAGAAACTTACTAGATTTTTGGTATTTGAATATAACGAGGAATATGTAGACCCTATAGAACTTGCCAGAAGTGCTGAAAATGTAGGTAAGAGATTTGATATATGTATTCAAACACCTGAGGTGGCTGCACAATGGTTAAGAGAAAATACAAACCTAGAAGAAACTAGTCCTAACATATTCAAACTTAGTGAAGCTAGTGTAGATATGATGAAAAATGAAGCAATAGAAGCTAAACTACTTGACTTGAATTAGTATGCAAAAATTCTGATTATGACCTTGAATAATTTGAAGAATGGAAATACTGCCATATGCTAAACTATTTAGAGTGGCAGCTCGTTTTCACGATATCGGTTTCCTTAATGGATGATCAGAAGATGATAAAAAAAGAATAGACTTGATGTTTTTAAGACTGATGCTTGCTGTTTCAAAAAACTCTCTACAAAGGTTTTTCGCTTACTTATATTACTATTTAGTACATTATTTTTGATTCTTATTTTTTAGATATAAAAAGCTTGATATTATAAAAATATATGTATACTGAAATTAATATGTAACAAATCATAATGGAAAACTTCTTATATTATGTCTGACAAATGTTGGCTTACAAATATCTTAAAATAATGATAACATCATTTGTAAGTTTGCTGAGTTGGTTAATATGAGGCTTTGATATCCCAGTACAAGCACTATTTGTATTCGTTACAATCGATTATCTCCTTTGATTCTCATATGCTTGGAAAACAAATAGTATAAAAGGTAAAAAAATGAAAGAATGAATATATAAATATATTCTTTTTACTGTCGCTATAATAATGTGAAATATGCTTGATTTATCCATATTCAAGACTACACCTGATTTTGGTTGGCATTCACTTATTATAATTTACCTATGTATAAACGAATCTATAAGCATATCAAAACACCTTTCTAATTTCTGAGTAAAATTACCCGCTAAACTAATTCAAAAGCTTGAAAGTTACAGGGATGAACTAGATTTACCTGAAAGAAGAATAACAAGAATCGAAGATGTTATAAATAACTCTAAGTAATATGAAATATAAAATATTATGAATAATTCTTTGATTGATATTAACTACTATAATAGTAATTAATATTTATTTTGGTGTTAAAGCTTATAAAAAATTAACATATATAAGCGAACAATTTGAACTTTTAGAACTTAATTGTAAAGAATAATGAAAAAATATATAGGCACAATGCCAAAAAAGAAAATGATAACTCCAATGGAAAAAAGAAGACTTGTTGTTGTAAAACCAAAAAAGAAAGCTTAATTATTAACTTTATTAATATGAGCTGTAAAAATCTAGAGCCATCAATAAGCTGAAATTATGTACAGAATATCCACACAGATGAAAAGGCTTATAATGTTCAGGAATTATATGATATGCAATGATGCCGAGCCTGTAATGAAAGATTAGTTTGTAAAGTTTTATCTATACTTGAAAACAAAGTAACTTATAGATTTTATGAATAATTTTAAAGAAAGGATTGAAAAAACTACGGATTTAAATGTTTTAGCAAAAGAATTAAAATGTTTATCTGAACTTATTATAAGCGAGCCTTGCACAGAGCATTATGATGAATTTGCGGAGAAAATAACAACGATAAGAAAAAGAATTTTATCATTAATTTAATATTATGGTTAATTGTCCTAAATGAACACATCCTTTGATAACTTCAGCTTGCAGAGAAAAAGATAGACTCACAAAAGAACTCGAGGCACTTAAGTTAAGTCCAGAAGAACATTGAGAACGATATCTAGCAATCCACGAACAAACAAAACAAAGAATAGTAAACATTTTATTAGGTTATTCAAACTAATATGCTATTAGAAACCATAAACGAAATAGAAACCCTTAAATTTAAATTCAATTCTCACAGGGATAAAAAACTTAAAAAAGAATTTGAAAATAAACTAAATGAATTAAACTTAAAATTATTAGAATTAATCAAGGAATAATGGAAGAAATAAATGCTTGTTTTGATAGACCAGATGAACGAAATATCCAGTATTGAGAAGTTATTTGAGCTATCTGAGATTTACCAAAAGAATTTTATATTGATGATTGAGTTATACAGGATCAAGATGAAGATTGATATCCTTATGGATGTGTTTTCTTTTCAGATTCACAAGGTTCTAATATTATGAATTTTTTAGAGGGTAGTGATATTAGAAGTTCAGGTAAATGAATGTGTGAAAAAGCTATTGAGCTAGGAAAACTAGATATAAAAGCAGGTGCGTATATAGTAGACTGACCTAAAGTTTGAACTATTATGGGTTATTTAAATTGATATGCTATTATTGATACCTTAGAGTTAATTAAACATTCTATATCTAATAATAGACCTGTACAATGTGGAAGTAATAAGATTGGTTGGAGTTTAGCAACAAAAGAAAATAACTGGACTGTATGACCTAAGGATAGCTACTGACACTCTATTATATTAAATGGATATTCTGATATTACTAAGCAGTTCAGGATTAAACAAAGTTATAAAAAATGGGATAATTGACACCAATATTTAAATTATTCAGATATCTGACTATTATTTCCAAGTAAGTTTAGCCTTATAGACAAACAAGACCCTATTATTATTAATTATAAAAAGAAAATTATGGAATGAATAAATATAGAAAAAGCAAAAGAAGCTTTTGAAAAATGACTTTGGAATGGTTTAGATGCTACCAAACCAGCCACAAGAGAAGAAGTCGCAACAATGATTTTGAGATGATTAGAAAAACTAAAAGATTGATTAATTTAAAAATAGTAAAATTCAAAGCTTTTTAAGTTTCAGGCTATCAAATATCACTTTTGATGAAAAAACTACTGTATCGAGCAATTTGATATGGTTTTATCCGTAATACCAAGTAATGAAAATATGGATTTATACAATATTCGCTATATTTTTACTAACATATCACTTGCAAATTGCGAGTGCAATAATTTAGCCTCTTAATCGGAGGCTTTTTTCTTAACTAAAAAAGGATGACTAAAACAGATGAAGCAATCACAAGATGTAAAATAAGAAGAATTGAACTAGGGATAGTGTTAAATCCTAATAACTATATGATCTTTAAAAAAGATCCTACAAGGATTGAAAGAAGAAATCGTGTAATGAAAGAATTGTGAATTAGATATGAGGATTTATGGAGCTGTTAAATCTGTTTACATTTGGGGTTTAAAAGCAACAATAATGCTGTTTTTGTTTACATTAAAAAAACCTCCGATTATAGAGATTTTTTTTAAGCAGAAAGTAAGGCCTTTATTATTATACTTATTTTTTATAAAAATCAACAATATTTTTCTCATTCAAATACTCCCCATTCTCACTCGTTATTATCTTCCCATTTTTCAGAACAATCCATACAAAAATATAATGGTTGTTCTAAATCTAATTTTCATATCCAAATATCGTTTAATCAAAATTCTTTTCTGCAAAGCAAACAACTACATTTATCCATAATTTTAAAGTTAATAAAAACCCTGACACGACACAGGGTTATTTTTTTAATTATTTTCTAATCTATCTATCCATTGTTGAATTATATTTGCTCAGGCTTTTCATTCTTCATACTCTCATATTTTATAACCTAAAGAAGAAATAAGACCTATTATTGCATACCATTCTCCCCAATCTTTTAATCCTAATCAAGAATTATATTTTTCTAATACAAAATGCCATTGAAAGTGTTTTAGTTTTCAATTCACCTGAATAGTAAATATTAAATGTAATTGTCTAGAAATATCTTCTTCTAAATCTGTTCAAAAATCATTTTCTGAAACTTTTATTAAAGAGTTAGTACTTATTTCTTTTATTTCTCATACTATAGAAATAAAATCTTCTGTGTAAACTATCGTTGACATAATCTTTATAATTTTAATAATAAAAAGGTATCTGCCGTGTACTTTTATTATATATATATAATGAATAAATCAAGTAAAAAAGATTTTTGTAAAAAGATTTGATTTTTATCAATTTATGAGTATATAGATAGTACAAGTTGAAAAACTTATTGCTCTTTACAATAAATGTTACAATAAATGTGCGTTTATTGTATTGAGACTTAATTAGACCCTTGCGCACACAAGAGTCTTTTTTTGTACTTTTAAAGTGCACCATTAAAAATAGTGTTGGATTTAATCCTGGATACCATAATTAATCACTAGAGTTATGGGGAATATACTACTGAACACTTTAATAATCAGGGCAGACTATGTGGACAAGCGAACGATCCTATTCAAGGAATAATTAAGTTTGTATAAAAAGAGAAATGTTTTAGGAAACTAAACAAGTTCTAAGGATTAAGTCCTGAGTGGTTATGACTAATTAATACTATTGTCTGTAAGTAATTTCTTAAACTATTCTTTAAAAAACTTGCAGACTCACACAGCTCACTCAACCTTTCTTGGAATAATTATTATCCTTGAATAATCTCTGATCTTAACTTATATAACTCCTTACTAATCTCTATAACTAAGAAAGCTAGACTCAAATAATATGTATTCATAATCTTATATTAAAAATAAAACATATTATTATAACTATAAAAAATAAATTTGCAAAAAATTACACTAAAAAAAGAATAATTAAATATAACTGTAAAATAATTTGCAATTTAAGGATTAATTAATATAATTAAAGAGTCTTAACAAAAACAAAATATGATTGAATATAAAATCATAACATTAAACAATAAAGCACTTCCTATTCTATGAAAGGATAATTGGAAAATGTGCTGAATAACTAATGAATTTATGTATTTCAGCAGAGAAGTAAAAAAGTCTTTTAAACTTACTAAAGTAGAACAGACCAAAGAATATTTAAACTTTAAATCCTTATATCCTAAAAAATCAGGAATAACAGATCCAAAAGTTATAAATAAAGTTAATTCACTTGTAAAAGAAAATAAGTACCAAGAATTGATAGACTGAGTAACTCGTTACAATAAATTTATACTTGTTAATAATCTAATATCTAAATTTATACTTAATCCTCTAACTTTTTTAAATCAAGAAAGATACTTAGATAAATTCGATATAATAGATCAAAAAGTCTGAGCTTCTGAAATGTGGATGAATGACTATTTAGAAAAACTAGACCCAAAATTGATTGAAAAAGTGCTTGCAAAGAAAAAAGAGTGGCAAAAACAACATCCTACAACAGAATTTACAAGCTGAGTTCTAAAAAATATCATAACATACTTTAATGAAAACTGAATATACTAATTGCAAAGACTGTAATAAAAAACAAACTATAAAATACACTTGGGAAAAGAGTATAAGATGTTCTAGATGTTTAGCTAGATTTTTACAAGGAAGTTGAATAATAATTAATAAGAAGTAAATATGAAAACAGAAAATTTTAATTGTGATATTTGTAAAAAAACAGCAACCATAAAAGATAAAACAATTCAAGTTATTTTTCAAACTTATCAAGAGGATTGACAATGATGCAATCCTTACTTAGATACTGTAAAAATGGATTTATGTGTTAATTGTATGGAAGAAATATTATCTTGAAAATGAATATTTGCTTGGGGTGCTATGTGATATAATAATTATTCCTTTATTAATAAATAAAATATGATAGATTACAGCCATATGAGATTTTGCAAACCAGTAACAATCAAAAAAACTCCAAAACCAATAAATAAGATTTCAGAGAAAAATAAAGAAGAAATGCTAAAACTTAAAAAAATAAAGAAAAGCATTTTAAGTGAAGCAAACTCATTACATACAAATTGTGAATATTGCAAGAAGAATTGTCAAAGTTTAGAACTTCATCATATTATATATAGATCTGAATGTATGAATCATCCAGAAAAGCATTCTAAAATCAATTCTTTGCTCCTGTGTAGAACTTGTCATAAATTAATGCACGATCATAAGGATTTGAGAAATAAATACATTAAAGAACGAAAACTTTGGGAAACATTTGATTTTATTAAAAAAGAAAATTATGAATAATATAATTGAAATACCTATTAGACCATTTCCAGCAGTAAGAGTAAACTCAAAAGGATGAAGATTTACACCTAGAGCAAAAGAATACCACAATAAAATGAATGAACTAAGAAGTTTAATAAATAAGGATATAGATACTATAATAAAAGCATTAAATCAAGGATGCTACGAACTTATATTTTATTTTGCTATCCCTAAGACTAAAAGAAAGATAAAATTCTGTGAAATGCCTTACGATATACGACCAGATACGGATAATCTTTTTAAATCATTTACAGATTCTATATTTTATTGAAAAGATACAGATGATAAGTGAATATGGAAAATAAACGCAGTAAAGAGGTATTGAGATTGTGATAAGATAATGTTTTGCTATCAAGATTAAAAAGAAATTAAAATAAACTGTAAAATAACTTGCAATTTAAAACATTATGAATATAATTAAAAACAGTTAAGAAATAAATAATAATTTCTTACAAAACACTTTACTAACTTGCAAAAGATAATCGCACAATCGGATCTAAGCAAACATTAACTTAAATATTATGAAACAATTAATTGCCTTGAAAACTCCTTATTGAAAAGAAAGTTATTATATAATGGAAGAATGAACTGGTAAAGGTTGGAATGATAGTAAAAAGTTTTTTAAAGATTTTTGAATAGAAAGTAAATTAAATATATATTGAGTAAGATATTGATTTTGTACTAAAAGCTTTTTAGAAAATTTAAACTGTAAATTTCTTTAATATGATAGATTTTAAGAATTATAAAAAGGCTCTTATTGAAGATGAGCAAGAAACACTAGATAACATTGACAATTATATTTGTGATTTAAATAGAAGTGATATTGCAGAATTAATTAATTTTTATATTGATAACCACAAATATTATGCACACTTGCCCTAAATGTAATGATGAAGTAGTTGAAATAGAATTTCATTCTAAACTATGTTATGATTGTATATGGACTATGGAAAAGAAGTTAGAGATTGAATGGGATAAATTAGTATCAGAATCTAATAATGCAGTCAGAACTACCAATTTACTCAGAACATTAATTTGAAAAGTATATGAATAATAAAGAAAAATATAATAAATATGTTCAAGATTTATTTATTCTTAATAAGCAGATAAATAAACTCTTATTCCCAAAAGAAAACTGGGTAAACGAAGAGCTAATGTTAGAAGCTGAGAAACTACAAAAAGAAAAGCAACAAATAGAATTTGAGATGTCACAATTAGAATTATATAAAGAAGAAGAATTAATAATACCAAGAATCATTAAAAAACACACTAAATTTAATCGCTGACAAGGTTTAAGTTTATATTCCGATAATTGACACGATTTTGAAAAAATAAGAGGTTTAAATGATGAAATATTAACAATAATGATTTAATATGGAAACAAAAACAAATACAATAACAGTATATATTAATTGAGTACCTCACGATATTAAATTATGAAGTCTAAAAGCTTATATACAATACTGGAAAGCTAATTGAGACAAAGTAACATTAACAAAATAATATGAAAGAAATAGCAGAAGCAATAAAATCAGTAATGGAAGATGTAAACTGAGTTGCTAAAAATACAACTGTTTGATCTTGAACTAACTCTTACAAATGAGTTAGTGACAAAGATGTAAAAGAAAAAATGAGAGAATCAATGATTAAAAATTGATTATCTATACTCCCTACCTGAGTAAATTCAAAAATACAAATAGACAGGTGGGAAGAAATAGACACCTACGCAAAAGTTAAAGAATGAGAAAATAGACCAACAAAAACAAAACAATCTATATTTACAGAAGTAGAAACTAAATATATCCTACTTCATACTAGCTGAGAATCCATTGAATTAGCTTGATATTGACAATGAGTAGATACACAAGATAAAGGAGCAGGGAAAGCAACAACATACGCACTTAAAAATACTTTGCTTAATATGTTCTTAATCCCTACTTGAGTTGATACAGATGACACTCACTCTGATGAATACGATATACCAAAATCAAAAAAACAAGAAACACCAAAAGCACAAGAAAAAACAAAATGGTTTGAATTAAGCGAAAAAAACAAGGATGTCATTAAAAAAAGAATGACTGATGAAAATAAGACACCACAAGAAGTTATAGATTGACTGATTAAAAACTGATATTCTATAAACGAAGAAAACAAAACAAATATTTTAAACATTAACAATTAATACTATGAACTCTTTAAATAAAGTACAATTAATCTGAAACATAACATCTGATCCTGAAGTAAAGCAAACTCCAAACGATCAATTTGTAGCAAATTTTAGCCTAGCAACATCTAGACAATGGAAAGATACAGCAGGAGAAAAACAAGAACAAACAGAATTTAGCAACATAGTTGTTTGGGGTAAACTTGCAGAAATAGTTGATAAATATATATCTAAAGGTAAAAAAGTATATGTAGAATGAAGATTAACAACTAGAAGCTGGGAAGATCAAAGCTGAGTAAAAAGATATAAAACAGAAGTTGTAGCAGAGAATATTATATTATTATCTGCAAATGACAACACTTATAAAAAAGAAGAAACTGAAGAAATAAATATTGAGAATATTCCCTTTTAAAATGGTACTTGACTTTATAGAAATAAATATATAATGATAGTGTATTTATTTCTATAATTAAAGTAAAATGACAATATGTATTAAATGTTTAATAAATAAAGATAATTCAGATTTTTATAAACATAAACAAACTTCAGATTGAATTTTACATAAATGTATACTATGTGTTAAAGAATATCAAAAGATAAAAGATAATTCTTGAATAGACAGAAAAAGAGAGAAAACCCCAAGAAGAAAATTATGGAAAAAGAATTTTTTAATAAAATTCAGAAAAGATAATCCAGAAAAATATAAAGCAATGTGACTAGTAAATAATTTTTTAAGATATCACAAAGAACTTAGACCAACAAAATGTTTTGTAACAGGTAAAGAATGATGACTTATACATAAACATCATTTTGATTATACAAAACCAAATCAAGTAATACCGTGTACACCTAAGATTCACTCAGATTTTCATCAATGAAAAATAACTGAAGTAAAACCTGAATGGATATTAAAATTACCATTCAATAATAGAAAATATATAAAATCTTGAAATTTTACAAATATAAAAAGATATGGAACCTTTAAAATACCTTTAACCATATAAGAATAATGAAAGTTTTTTTTGAAAAACAAAATTGAGAAATAAAAGGTTTTTGATTAAAAGACTTTCTGGGTAATTGTAAGGATTGAATGTACGAGCTTAAAATTAAACGATTATATAAAAATAGAACACTTTCTGAGAATAATTATTATTGGGGAGTTGTTCTAAAAATATTAAGTGATGAGTTATGATATGAAATAGATGAGGTACACGAAGTATTTAAAGAAAGATTCCTAAGTAAAAAACAAAGTGTTAAATCAGATAAGCGTATAAAACTCAAACGAGTTAAAAGCACCTCAGAACTAACAACAGTGGAATTTGAACAATATATGGATGATATACGACTATTCGCACAACAAAAACTTAATATAATTATCCCTTTACCTAATAACTAAACAATGGAATTACAAGAAAAAGAGAATAGACTAGAAGCTCTAAGAAAAATAATAAAAAACAATTCTTATATCAAACAAGACTACTGGGCTAATCAATTATGAATATGATCCAATCACTTTTCTAACTTTGTAAATTGAAAAGCAGGGCTTAGACCTGTAAATATAGAGAAGCTGGAGAAACTTATAAAAGATAATATTAAATAAAAACAAAATAATGATAAACCTAATAAATTGAGATTGTCTTGAAGAAATGAAGAAGATAGAAAGTGGGAGTATTGATTGTCTTTTAGTAGACCCTCCGTATTGAATGGACTTTCAGAGTAATTATAGGAAAGAAAAATATAATAAAATAAGTAACGATAAGTCATTAGACTGGATAGATGATTTTGTAGATGAAACTTACAGAGTCCTTAAAAATAACACCCATTGATATATTTTCTGCAGTTTTCATAATATAGATAAATTCAAACAAGCACTTGAAAGAAAATACAAAGTTAAGAATATATTGATATGGGAAAAAAACAATACTTCAATGTGAGATTTAAAATGAGATTATGCTCCTAAATACGAAATGATTATATTTGTACATAAATGAAGAAGAGAACTTTTATGATGATTTAGATTTGCTAATATCTTTAAATTTGCAAGAACTGGAAACAATTTTCATCCAACAGAAAAACCAGTCGATTTAATAGAATTTCTTTTAAAAAACTCTACAAAAGAAAATGAAATAGTAATGGATTGTTTTATGGGGGGGGGCAGTATATGAGTAGCCTGCAAAAATCTAAACAGACACTTCATCTGAATCGAGCTAGATAAAACATATTTTGATATAGCAACTAATAGAATTAATAAAGAAATTTAAAAGATAACAGATTAGATATAGTGTAAAAACTATATCTTTTTTAATAAAAACTGTAAAATAATTTGCAATTTAAGGATTAATTAATATAATAGATAAAGTTAAGCAATACAAAACATATAATGTTTACTTGCAAAGCTAATAATTAAAAGCAATATCCACCGTACTAACGAGATAAAGCTAAGCAAATCTAAATTATATCTTAACAAAAACAAATATGAGTGATATATACCAAGAAACATTACTACTGGAAGATTGAATCTATCAAGTAAATACAGATTACAACACTTTCTGGAACAATGTTTGAAACTGATCTAATTATCTTAAGGCAACTAACTTAATCGTAAAAATATAAATATGCAAAAACAAAAACTAAACCAAGAACAAAAAGAAAAAATGCTTTTAAAATTCTTACACTCTGATTACAAGATTAATACACAGCAATACTGAAATGACTTAGATATCTTTAATAAAGAATGTGCAAGATACTTAGTATTAAAATGAAATGTAGTAAAAAACAGTAGGAATACTGATAAATGGATAAATATCCGAACACACGAGTTTTGATGAAGTTGTAAACACGTTTTAAGATCAGAATACGAATCATTTAAATCCTCATTAAAATAAAATGAAAGCATTAATCTTTATAGCTCTAGCAATTCTTATGTCCTTAGAATCAATAATAGACAAATTATTCAATAACTTTTAATATATGAGTCAAATAATAAAACTATTTACATTAATGTCAAAAGTAGACAAGAGATGAAATTACTTATGGCATACAAATTCTGAACTATGTGATCTCGTTTGATTTAATTTCAAAGATAAGCTACTACAACTAAGAGAAAAAGGTTGCGAAATGGAAAGGCAAGGATCAGGAACTAAATACGAATGGAAACTAACCTACATACCACCAACACTTATAACTGTAAAGTGAAAACTAAAACAAGTAACTTATGAACAACTTATAAACTATTATGATGATATAGATTACAATATCGTGGACTCTAGGAAATGGTATCAAAAGGTTTGAGAATTCTTTAATTTCTAAAATAAAATATGAATAAAATAAAAATAATAACAGCTTATTTATGGTTTCAAAAACCAATCCGTTACACATTGATACTTTTACTTACTTGATATATGGTTGGATATCCTATTTTACAAAAACATATACAAAAAGAAATAGAAACAAAAATAGAGATAGAGAATCTTAATAAAATCAAGCAAAAATCAATCGCTGACAAAGAGAAAGAGTTAAAACCGTTAAAATCCAAGCAAACAGAATTAAAACACGAATTAGACACTTTAAATTGAAAAATCATACCTAAAGAAGATTGTTTGCAAATATTAAGAAATTCATTAAATACACTTGAAATAGTTGAATGTAGACCAGAAATAAGTATAATACAAAAGGCAAGTGCAAGCGAGAAAATGGATGTCGCCGAGGTTAGCGAACACCTATTAACTGGAACTACAAGAGATCAGGTATTAATGGATAGAATATGTAAATATTGAAAGCTAAATTGAAAGGTTAGTCCTCTGTGTAATAATTGGCAACTATATAATTCTATGAAATGAATAAGTGAAGCATATAATGTACCATTTGCAATTGCTTTGGGAATAACTTATGCTGAATCCCACATCTGAGTAAACTATGCTTGAACTTGCAATGAATCGTTTAATAATTTCTGAGGTGTTAAGTGGAGAATATGACAAGATTGAAAAGCAATAAAAGATCAAGTAATACCAAATAATTGGATTGATTATAATAAAAATAATAAAGTTGATAAATGAGAAAATTGTTGGGTTTATAGATTTGGAAGTGTAGAAGATTATTGGCAATCTAAAATGAGAACATTACAAAAATATAATTCTTGTTTTAATAAAAATAAACCTATTACTTGTATTAGTTATGCTTATGTCTGAGATGCAAAAATAGCTGAACAATCTTGGATAAACAGAGTTAGTTTAATTTCTTACTAAAATAATATGAAAAAACAATATATAAAATTTGAAGAAGGAAACGAAGCCTCCCTAAAAAAAGCTTGTGAATTGGCTGAGAAGAATGGGTGTAAACAATCTTGTGCAGGAGGCTCACTTAATTTTAATGGACAATGATTATTGGCAATGAGCCCAGTTTGAATTTATCACACAACTTGATTTGATGAGCAGTTTCTTATTAGTTGTTGATACACAGAACTAGTTTCTACCGAAACTATTAAATGGGTATATGTAAGTAATGAGAGTGAGGAGAGGGCTTTAAAAAATAATGAAATGAGAATATTAATTACTACTCTCCCTTGAAAAGCATTTTATCCATATATAACTGTTAAAAAGTGATGTGAAGAAGAATATTTAAATTGAGAGGTATATTATAAAGATTCTTGGAAATATATAGTAGAAATTCCAGAAGAAACCCCAATAGTCGAAACCCTAGAAATAGCTTGAATAAAATATTCAAAGGCAGAAATAGAAAAAGCCTTGAAAGAGATTAAGCCTATTAATTAACTTTATTATTATGACAAGAATAAATCTAATTCCAGTTTCAGAACTCACAGATCAACACTTGTTATCTGAACACAGAGAAATAAAACGCATTCCGAATGTTATAAAATCAGGTCGTTACTCACTCGACTGAATGCCTGAAAAATACACTTTAGGAAAATGACACGTTAAATTTTTTTATGATAAAATTCAGTTTTTATATGAAAGATATACAGCTCTTAATTGTGAATGTTATAAAAGAGGTTTTAATGTTGAAAATTATTGAATATCTTTTGTAAATATATTTTATTGATATTATTGACAATTTCGTAATAACTACACCCCAACCCAAGAAGCAATACAAATATCTCGAGATAGAATAAACGAAAAGATAAAAGCTAAGCCAGGATTTTACAGAATGTATTGAAAATTAATATAATTTAACTTAAACAAAATGCAATTTACTTTAAATAAACTAGTCTCAGAACTTAAACAATGTTCTAACAAGGATGCAAGTGTTGAATTTGATTTTGGAAGAGAGCCACAAAGATTTTGTTCTTGGAGAGGAAGTTACGACTTGCCAGCAATTATTTGGTGAGAAAATAGAATATCAATGGAGCCATTAAAATTATCTGAATTTATTAAAATGTGTGAAGAAACCATTTGAACTGAATTTACTTGATATAAATGAGGTGAATATATTATGAGCGGTAGTGATAGATTATGGGTATGTGAACAAGCCAATTACTCTGGAAGCTTATGTATTTGTTGAATATCAGATAAAGATTACAAAATTATTCTTCATACAGAATATTGTGAATATTAAACCTATTTAACATTTAATAATAAAGAGAATATGATTTTAAAAGATGACAACGGTAAAAAATTACCAAAAGAAGTACAAACTAGAGTTAATGCTTTTATAGATAATCTACCTAAAGTAAACTGGTTTAAACCATATCCAAACTTGAAAAAAGAAGATGTAGAAAAACAGATAAATTTTACACTTGAATGTTTTTGAGTAAAAGCAGGAATAGAATATAAAACTTTATCAAAACAAGAAGATTGGGCTTCTGCTTGGGCTTCTGCTTGGGATTCTGCTAGGGCTTCTGCTTGGGATTCTGCTAGGGCTTCTGCTTGGGATTCTGCTAGGGATTCTGCTAGGGCTTCTGCTTGGGATTCTGCTAGGGCTTCTGCTTGGGATTCTGCTAGGGCTTCTGCTTGGGATTCTGCTAGGGCTTCTGCTTGGGATTCTGCTTGGGCTTCTCAAGAAATACTATTGGAAGATAATAAAGATTTTAAAGAAAAATATCCAAATTGAGCATTTAGACAATTATTTAAATTATGGGAAATGTGATTATACCCAGTATGAGTATTAAAAGAAACTTGAAAATTTACAGTATATGCAGACTCTAAATGTATTGATTTATTTAAAGAAGAAAGTATTAAAACAGAATTACCAAACGAATTAAATATTAATTGAAATATTTATATACTTAAGATTTAACCCTATTTAATAATAATTAGTAGTATGAACGAAATAAAATGTGAATATACGGATGAAATAACTTGTCCATATTGTTGATATAAAGATTGAGATAGTTGGGAAGAAAATGATTATTTAAGTAATTGAAATTATGAAAAACTTACTTGTTGACAATGTTCAGAAGAATTTTTATGCCAAATGGACATAACAGTTGATTATAGCACAAAAAAAATTAATTAACAAATAACCCCCTTTAACTTATGGAAACAAAAGAAGAAAAAATTAAGGCAGTATTAAGTTTTAATAAATTAATATGGAAACAAATATGAAAAATGGAATGGGGAATTTATAATAATTATGCAAATGAACAAATAAAGAAAATAGATAATTTATATTCCCTAATTAAATAATATCAATGAATTTAAAGGAATTAGTAGAAAAAAGAATAAAAGAATTTAATGAGAGTTGAGAAAAAGATGAAATGCAAAAGACATTTGAAAAGCATCCAACACTTACTAAGTTTGCATTTTGATATATTGATAAATTTTTAACTAGAAAATAATTTACTTATTAACTAATAGAACTATGACAGAAGAGATTTTTAAAGATATTCCTTGATATAATGGGTGGTATAAAGTATCTAATTTAGGTAAGGTTAAAAGTATAAAAAAGATGAATTGAACAAATGAAAGAATTTTAAAATCAGCAAAAGATTGACATTGATATCCAGCAGTTGCTTTGTTTAAAAATTGAAAATCTAAAACCTATAAAATCCATAAACTAATGTATTTAACTTTTATGGATACATCTAATAAAAAACTAGAAGTTAATCATAAAAATTGAATAAAAACTGACAATACATTACAAAATTTAGAATTAGTGACACATTCAGAAAATAATAAACATACATTTGATGTACTTTGATATAAATGAAGTATGTTATGAAAATCCTGAAAACTATGTATTTTTAGTAAACCAGTTATTCAATATGATTTAAAATGAAATATATTGAAAATATGGGAATGTGCAGCTGATATTAAAAGAGAATTATGATTCTTAACTTCATCAATAACTAAAGTCTGTAGAGGACAATGAAAAACTGCGTATGGTTATACTTGGAAATATAAACTCCAAGAAATAAAAAATTCCCCTTTACTTATTAAATAAACTTATATATGTGAATAAGACAAGAGCAACTACAATCTAAATTAGACAAAGCATTTGATCTCTACAACAATAGATTCACAAACTGAATAACAACAATGGAACAAATAGCTGAGCAATGTTGACTACATAGAACATCACTTTGCAAACCTTTTAAATATGCAGGAATAAAAATGAAAAAAGCAGAATGAAGCTATTAAAAAGACTTGCAAAATATCAACAAAATTATATAATAAATAAAGTAATAAAACAAATATGGAATCACTTAAAACCCTAAAAGAAACAAACCAAGCTAAGTACGAAGAAATAAGACAATTCTACTACTCCAAATGACTAAGAGACACCAAGGCTAAATACTGACACTCTTATACAGCTTATCAATATAACTTTGGTAAGTCCTGAGCAAGAGTAGGAAGAAAGACTAAATTCTGATGAAACGCACCAAAGGAATATATGACAACATATTTCCAATGAGAAAGCAAAGTAATTAAGAAGTATTGAATACAAGGAATGTTAAAAAAAGATAAGAATAAAGAAGATAAACCATACTATAAAACAAAAGGATTTGAAGTCGCTAACTATTACAGCTAAATGAAAACAGCTAATACTTAAGTTATTAAACTAGGAGTGGCGAAGTGAGGATACGCAGGGTAAGGGTCATAACCTTTGGGTTTCTATTACCAACAGACAAAATAGATTGTAGGTGCAAATCCTACCTCCTAGACCATTAAATATTAAACTATAATGTAACTAAACTCAAAAGTAAATATAACCTTAATAACTAAATGAAAACATCAACACTAATACTTATACTTGTAAAACACTTAATAAAAGGTAGACTAAAGACTAATATACAAAAAGTAAACCATAACCTTACTTATAACACTGTAAACCTATATGATTAAAATACTATCACAAGAGATAAAAGAATGTGAAGATACAAAATGAAACAAAACAATAGTATTAGAGATATATTATAAGATCAAAAAAGATACTTGAAGATTCCTACTAAAAGACTATAATGCAACTACAAAGAAACAACACAATGGTTATATAAAAGAAATCAAAGAACAAATAGCAAAACAATACTTAGAATTAAAAAAATAACATATGAAACACTTAACAGATAAAGAGTTTTGTAAACAATTTCTATTAGGTATAAAAACAAGATGACAAATAAAGAAGCATAAAAAAAAGTTTTACGCAGATATAAATAAAGAATTTACTATATATTAAATTACAGGACGGAGCAAATTAGGCAAAAAACTTCGTTATAGGTAGTGACAAACAATATAACTGTTAGAAAGGATATGATTCGCTCTATTACTCTAATAAGAAATATAACAAAACACTATCATTTTGCCTTTAATTAAAAAACTATGTGAATTAAATATTATAAAATACCATTTGGATATATAAGCTATTGATGGCACAACATATTCTCGGGTAATATGAAAGGATGAAATAAATGAGAATGATATTCAGTAAGTGTTAACATAAAGAAACTATCTTTACTTAAGAATAACAAACACGAAGTAATAAGTTTAATATTAGATTATAACATATAAGTATGGAAGAAAAGAATTTATGATGAAAACCATTATTGTTTAAAACAGTAGAAGAATTAGATACTAAGATAAGAGAATTCATTGATTATTGTGATACTAAAGCCAAACCAATGACATTAGAAAGATTATCAGTATTCTTGGATTGTGAAACAGATACTATAAGAAACTATGAAAAGAAAGATGCGTATTTCGGTACTATAAAAAAGATAAGAAAATTGATATTAGCAGATAAGGTTGAAAGACTCAATGATAGAACCACTTTTACACCGTGAATAGTATTTGATTTAAAGAATAATCACGACTGGAAAGATAAAATAGAAACAGATAATACAAACCATAATAATGATATAACAGAACATCTTACGATAGAACAACAAAAAGCAATAGCTAAAAGAATTAATAATGGATAAAGAAACATCACAATTTTTTAAACAAGCATCTAGACAGGATTTACTGTCTTTTTGTGTATTTACAGATCAATTTTATGAAATAGCACCACATCACGAACTAATAAATGATGCTTTAGTTAAATTAGTTAATTGAGAGATACAAAACCTTATTATAGAAATGCCACCAAGAAGTTGAAAGAGTAGGATAATGCAAGAGTTTATAGCTAAACTGTATGGAGATAAACCTAAGACAGATATTCTATATACTTGACACTCATTATCATTACTAGAATGATTCAGTAGAAATATTATAAATAGAATAAAAGGTAATGAATATCAATCATTATATAATACTAAATTTGTACAATGAAGTGAATCAGTTAAAAACTGGAATATAGAGAAAGGCTGAGAATTTGCTGTTTATTGAGTATGAGGATGAATAACTGGTAAAGGTTGAAATATACTTATTATAGATGATCCTTATGCAACAAGACAAGATGCTGAATCAGACACAGTAAGAAGAACAGTTAGTAATTGGTATTGGTCTACATTCTTATCTCGTAAACAAAACGACAAAGCACAACAAATTATAATAATGCAAAGGTGGAGAGAAGATGATTTAGTTTGAGAAATCCTTGAAAGAGAATGAGAAAAATGGACTGAGCTAAAAATACCTGCTTTAAATGAAAATGAAGAAAGTTTTTGGGCTGATAGATTTAGTGCTGAATACTTCAAAGATATAAAAAAACAAAACCCACTATTCTTTGCTTCGCAATATCAGCAAGACCCAGTAAATGAATGAAGCTGAGATTTTATAAAAGAATACTTTACTTATTGTGATTGAATAGAAGTACAGCAAAGACAGCCAAGAATGGATATAATAACCTTTATTGATCCTGCGATAAGTCAGAAACAAGAAGCAGATTCTACAGCGATAGTTACCATATGAATGGACTCAACTAATAATATGGCTTACTTATTAGAGGTAAAGAAGTTAAAAGAAACACCTGATGAGATTATAAACGAAACTTTTAGAACAGTTGATAAGTTTAAAGATGAGGGAAAAAGTTATAAATGCTGAATTGAAACGGTACAATATCAGAAAATGTTAGAATTAGAGATAAGAAATCAAATGAGGATAAGAGATAAATTCTTTAACTTAGAATGAATAAAGCCAACCTGAGAAAAGGCAGCAAGAATAAGATCATTACTACAACCTAGATATTCAAGCCGTTCAATAATTCACGCAAAAGATTTAAATTGATTATGAGACTTAGAAATAGAGTTATTAAAGTTTCCAAATGGTAAACACGATGACTTAATAGATGCTTTAGCTTGATGTTTTACAATAGCACAAGTAACAAATGTAAATCAGAAAATGAAAGTTTATACACCTAACTACATCTAAATGAATCTTTGATATTATCCTGAAATATATGTTTGAATGCCAAGCTGAACAGGCTTTCCACATCCTGAAACAATACTAAACATATTCAATCAAACTTGTGTAAAAAACAGAGAGGTTGAATTAGTGTTTTATTCTGAAAACATTATTAAAAGAAAACCAGTTCAACACGCAAGGAATGAAATAGTCCACAACTTCCTAAAATCAGGTTGTCACTATCTTTGGTTTGTTGATGATGATAACCCACCAGCTTTAGATGTACTTGAAAACCTACTTGAACACCAAAAAGACTGCGTTTCTGCTTTAGTTCCTCTAAGACATTGAGATAACTACTTACTAAACATATTCAAAGACTGAAAACACATCACAAGTTACGAATGAATGGAATGACCACTTATCGAAATAGATAACTTCTGAACTTGATGTGTTCTGATGAGTAAAGATATAGTCGAAGCAATGTATAAGAAATTTAATTGAAATCCTTATCAATTCAGAATAGAAGAATTTGTATTAAATGAAATGAATGATGAAGTAGAGAGATACGAGTTTCAGGATAGATATATACAAGATTGGTTTATTAGATATAAGCAAGATGAGTTCTGAAACATACTAAAAAGAGAAGAAAGTATATCAGAGGATTTATTCTTTGGTAGAGAAGCAAAGAAACTTTGATTTAAATTCTATGCAGATTTAAGAAGCCATTGCACACACTTTAAAGATATTACTAAGCTAAAAGTAAAATATGAAGAATATAAAACCAACCTTGAGTATTCTGATTCCAACACTACACCAGAAGAATGAGAAGTGAATTGAATATATTAAGCTATTAGAAAATCAGATAAGACAACACTTTTATTGTAAACCTATGTTCTGAAATTGAATTGAAGTTAAGAGTGTGGATAATATGCTTGTGAACACCGCTTGGAATACACTAGTAAAAGAATGTGAATGAGAGATTATGCTTATCTTAAACGATGATATAGAACTACAAGAAGAAGTATTTGAAACACTTGCAAAGCTAGAGAAATGACAGGTTTATTGTCCTTATTTCAGCAGATGAGATAACTTCAATAAGATTTACTCTAACAACTGAAACAATATAGTTTGATTCTGCTTCGGAATGTATAAGAGTGATTGGAAAGATATTCCAAGTGAACTTAAAATATATTTCTGAGATAATTATATTTATGAGTATATGAACAAGAATATTTTATGGGGCTGATATATTCATCATTGGGAATCTAAATCTATTTTTGCACCTGAGAGAAAAGAACAAATAGAAAGTTTAATTAAACAAGATTATATAGAATGGGATAAAATTATAAGTAACTTATAAAAATATGCACAAGAATATACTAGACTATTGCGAAACAATTAAAAATAAGTTCCCTGAGAGCTTTAAAAGTAAAAAGGTATTAGAAGTAGGCTCACTTGATATTAACTGATCTGTGAGACAATATTTTACTGATTGTGATTATACTTGAATAGATTTATGAGAATGACCTTGAGTAGACAGAGTATATGATTTTACAGTGAAATATCAACCAGATGATTTATGGAATTTTGACACTATAATTTCAACTGAAATGTTAGAACACTGCAAACTATATAATCAAGCACTTATTAATATGATTAAGTGTCTTAAATCCTGATGACTTCTATTAATAACTGCAGCCTGAGAATGAAGACCTGAACATTGAACAACAAGAACAAGTCCAAAAGATGCACCATTTACTAATGACTGGTATAAGAATATAACGGAATTAGATTTATTACAAGCACTTCAGCCTAGTATATACTTCTCTGAATATGAGATATCAATTCAATGAACTGATATAAGATTTTACTGAATAAAATGTTAAAACAACCTAAAATTTGGTTTGACTTTATCAAAAAAAAAGTATACTTAAATTAAGTAAGAGCGGAAAACTTATGTATTTAATGCAATCCGCTCGCAACAAATCTTAAGTTTTCCCTCTTTACCTAGAGGGTTTTTTTAATGTTAAACCATATCAGAAAATGGATATAGCTAAACTTACAGCACAAGTTCAAGATGAATACAACCAATGATATCAACATATAAGACAAGAAAGAGATAGAAAACAAGAAGTATTGTCAAAGATAATACCAAAAAATGTAAAAGAATGAGAAGTTAAAGTCCATTTATTATGGAGGAATCTACAATTAGAGAACTCCTTATTTTTGACTGATGAATTTAATGTTGTACTTAACTCTGATGATTGAGTTTTATCAGGGGAGATTATGAAGAATGGAGAAAAAGCAATGAAGTTTGATGATGAAGATATGGAACTTATTGAAATGAGAGAAGATATAGTAAACTACAACTGATTATATTGAGTTGCTGTTACTGTTGTTGATTGATTTGATTTTGATGAGAGCCAGCCTTTATCAGATACTATTGATCCAATGTGTGTAATTCCAGATCCTAAGAATTGGAGATGATCTAAGATGCGTTTTATCTGATTTGAAAGAAAACTAAGCAAAGAATATCTAAAATCAAACTGATTCAAAAATATATCTGAAATTCAAGAATGAACTAGTTTTGAGATGCAAAAGTATGACAGAAAAGTAAACACAGCAAACAACACTAATTACACAGTAGAAACAAACTGACTTTGTGATATCTACGACCATTTCACAGTATTTGAATGAAGAAAATATCTAACAACTTGGGCTAACAACAGAACTCTAAATATTAGAATGGTTGAGATTGAATGATTAACAGAAGCAGAAATAAAAAAACCACATAAAGTTAAATTCCCAGTTCAGATACATAGAAGAAAACCTGTTTTAAATAGCTTCTTTGGTGTTTCAATAGCTGATGAGGTACTTCAATACCAAGATAGTATTTCAATGCTTGTAAATCTACAAAATATACAAGCAAGACTTGCTGCTTTATGACCTGATAAGTTCGTTGATGAAAACCTTTGAATAGATGCATCATTACTAGGAGAGAAACTGCCTTGAGGTAGAGTTATACCAGTAAGAAGCGGATGAGTTATTTGAAATTCTATATTCAATGACCAACAGATTAATCCAAGTCAATTCCCTACACAATTCAAAACAGAGCTATACAAGATGTCAGAGGATACAACTTGAGTTAATGCTCTAGCTTTCTGACAATCAGCACCTTGATCACAAACAAAAGCAGAAGTTCAAACACTTATGCAAAATGCAAACCAATTATTAAGTTGGGTTGCTTCGAACTATATGAGATGACAAAAGGAATATTGGAAAGCACATTACAAGGCTTATGCTTTATTTATGACTGATAAAGCTAAAAAGAATGTAAGTTTCTACCAACATTGAAAAGCTATTAGCCTAACACTTAAGAAGAAAGACTTTATATCAGATTGAAAGGTACAAGTTTATATAGAGAGCAAACAACAAAAACAAGTAGAGAATGATAAGTCCTTTGCTAAACTGAATACTATTGCAAACCTGTACTTAGGTAATATGAAGCCTTGATATGCAATGAATACATTTTTAAGAAAACTTTGAGATACACTTTGAGTTGACTGATTTGATTCATCACTATATATAACTCCTTCAGTAGATGAAGAAAGAGCAACAAAAAACTTAGAACTTCTTAATAATAACATTGAAATAAGTTGACCTGAAGCTTGAGAGGATTTAAAAACATACATAGACATATACAGCCAAGCAATGGATACTTCTGCGAAAGAAAAAGCATTGGAAATGTATACAAAAGCCTATATTGATTTTAGACCAGATCCAATAATGCAAGAAATGCAAGCTTGACAGACAGATTGATCTGCTGGAGCAATGAATTCAAACATAGTTGCAAGTCAGTTAAGTCAATGAAATAAAGTGCCAAGTGTACAAAATGTAGCAATGTAACCTAAAAACCAATGTTAACAAAAGACCAAAAAGAATCCTTAAAATCACTTACTAATCATCCGGGTTGGAAAGTGGTTGAGATGATAGAAGAAGAAGCAAGAATAGAGCTAGGTAATAAATTAATGATAGCTGACCTTGAAGATACAGCACAATTAAAAGTTCTTAGAGAAAACCAAATCTATGCTAAAGCAAGAAAAGACTTTATGCAAAATATAATGAAAAACACAACAGAAGTTTACATACCTGAAGTTTAACATATTTCTACTGCTTATTACTTTAATAGGCAGAATGAAGTTTGAGGAAACTTTTACAAAAACCTTTATTTTACTGCTTAACATAACTAGAATGGCAGACCTAGACCAAGACTTTGAAGATGATGTATCTTATACAGAATCTGAGGACTTAGACACAAACTCTGAAATTACATACGAACAAGCTATGGAATGGAAGAAAAAAGCTGAAAGGCTTGAAAAGGCAGAAAGGAAACTAGTAGAATTAAAAAAAGCTAGTAAGGATAAGCCAGAAGCTACTGAGTGAATAACTCAAAAGGAATTAGACTTAAGGGAGGAAGTATCTGATTTTATACTTGGAAATCCTGACTTAAAAGAATATAAAGCAGACTTGCTTAAATATGTAAAAGATTGATTCACATTAAGACAGGCAAAAGCACTAGTAGAAAATGATGATAAGGCAATCGCAAACAAGGAAAAGGCAAACCAATTAAATATATCTAATTGAGAAAGCTGAAGCACAAAGACTTCTTATACAGAATCTGAACTTGAAAAAATGAGTCAGTCTGACTATGAAAAAGCAATGGGAAGAATCGAGAAATGAGAAGCAAAATTTAAAAGATAATATAATTTAACTAAGAAAAATGGCAAACACTATAATCAATCCTACTATCTTCGCAAAAGAAGTTATTAGAAACAGAGATATCAAAAATGTATTCTACAAATTTGCAAACTCTGACTATACTTGAGAATTAAAAAAAGCTTGAGATACTGTAACAGTTCAAACTCTACCTACTCTTTCTTTCACTACTTGAGGAACTGCTTGAAATGCTATTACTGCTACTGACTTTACAATCACTTCTGAAAACCTAGTTATTGACCAGGTTGCACAATTAATGGTTACTCTTAAAGATATAGAAGTAACACAATCTAATCTATCTTTAGAAGCTAAAGTTTGAGAAAGATTTGCAGAAGCAGAAGCAAGACTTCTTGATGTTGTTATTAGAGATTTCATCTTAAACGATGTTGATTCTAAAATACCATCTGGAAACAAACTATCTACAATCACAGCTTCAAAAACTACTGTATTTCCTGCTATTGAAGCATTGAAAGTAAAATTAGCTGAAAACAATGTAACTGATAACTTAGTTTTATTTGTTGCTCCAATAATCTGATCTTACCTAAGACAAGCTGATGTTTTAGATAACACAGATCAAGGGTTTATGACTAGACAAAAAGGTTATCTTGGTTTAATTTCAGGATTTAAGGTAATTGAAACAAACGCACTAACTACTCCAAAGAAAATGATAGCTATGCAAGAGGGGTCAATTAACTGTGTTGTTCAATTAAATAAATACGATGTTAGACAAGGAACTGATGGTTTCTACGAAAACTTACTTGCTGAGATTATATACGGATCTAAAATATTCGGAGAATCTGGTAAATGAATCGCTACACAAGTTTACTCTTAATCGATAAACTCTTAACTCCTTAGAAATAAGGGGTTAAAGTTTGTTTATTAACAATAAAATATGACACCAGATCAATTAATAACACAAGCAAGAAATGCAACCTGAATGGATACAATAAACTATCCTGATACTCAGGGTATTATTGATTTTAACTTTGTATATCAAGATATTATTGCCGACATCATAACAGGAATAGATGAGGATTATTTCTTTAATATAGCTAAAGGTGACACAGTAGCAAACCAAGAAGAATATAATATTACTGAAATTTGAACAAGTCCTGATAATGTAAGAATTAATGAGATTAACAAAGTATTCATTAAATATGCAGATTCAGACACTTATTACACAGAAGCAACAAGAGTAAATCCAACAACCTTAACAAATGACACAGATTGGTATAAAGTTAATCAACCTAAAACAGCTCCTATATTCTATATCCAAGACAATTCTATATTTGTATATCCTGCTCCGAATGTTATAGTAACTGAGTGATTGAAAATCCACGTAATATACCAACCACAAGACTTAACAATATCAAGCACCGAAGCAAATATATTAATACCACCAAGATTCCATAGAACAATAGTAAGCTGAATTATACCTTTTATCTATGCCTATAAATCAGATAACAACGGTTTTATAACCTATTCTCAGATATTCGACAAAGAAAAGAAAGATATGATCGCACAAATGAAAAATAGAAACCAATCTGTAATACAAATAAAAGCTCCTAATCTTAATCAATATACCTAATGGCTAATGTACCCCTTTCGTTTAGTTGGAATAACTTTGCCTGATGAATCTCAGATAACAAATACCAAGCTCTGCCTTGAAGATTTTATCAAGGTTTTTGAGTAAATACAAGAGGATTTTATATGCACCCACAATCAGTAAATAAGCTTGAAAATGAATATGTTAATTGAATAAATTGTGTATTTAATCAAGAAATTATTTGATGAACTTGAAACATAATTTGGACCAATGAGGGAGAGATTTATGAAGATACAACACTTAGAACAACTTTAACACAATGAACACAAGGATATCATATAGGTTATTTAGTTCCAACTTGATCAGTAGCTAAACTATATTACTTTTATGATACAATCCCTTCAATAAGTCCTAAATATATCCACAGAAGCAATATTGATTGAAGCTGATTTGAACAATCCTATTTTCCTACAACAAAACCAACATACACTTCGGATGATTGATTAAATATAAGCGTACCAACAAAAGTAAAAGTATTTAATGATTGATGAAAAAGAATAATATTCTCGCATTGTAATAATGTATTTATAATGGATCCGAGCGAGATTATCACAAAGAAACTTACTTTCCCACCTGCTGAAACTGTTGTTTGAATAACAGAATTTCAATGACAATTCAAAATATACACTAACACAGGATTTACACTTTCTAAAATCTATACTTGGGATTGATCCTCAACAGAATATGACACGAGTGTTATCTTAACAGGAATATCGATAGGTAATGTTATAAATGACTGAGCTTACGATTATTTTAACGATATTTCTTGAAGTATGTATCAAGTTGCTTGAGTACAGTATGAAAAAATATACCACGAATCTTGAATATCTTTATTATGAAAGGTTTGAGATTTTATATATATGAATTACAGAAATCCTGATGGTAAATATTCATTGGCTACTTATGGAAACTTGCCTTGATATCCTAAATGAATAAATCCACATTACACAATCGATGAGGAAGATGCAACAAATGAAATCCAACAACCTACATTCGTGGATAGTTGAAGTTTTACTTATTACGCAACATATAAAAAACTATATCGTATATTTCCTACTTCTACTGCATATGATATGACCTTATATGCTGATAGTCTAGTTTTTACTTGAAACAACATAGAAAACAGAAAAAGTATAGATAATACCATACTTAGATTCTCAGGAGCAACAGCAACTTGTAAAATTAAGCTAGAAGCACAGAAACAAGAGAATTGATCTTGGATAAGCCTTTGGGAATGAATAAATGCAGACATAAACGCAGAGAATCATTGATTTGTATTATATTCTCAAAACTTTCTAAATCCTATATGAAATTTTAATACACTAAGATTCAGAGTTAGTTTTCTAACCAACTGAATAAGTACAACTTGTAGATTTTATTGATTAGATGTTAACTGAAAAGAAGATGTATGAGTAAAATAGAACAATGATTTAACACATTTGAAGACAAAAACAAGGGTTTTGAACAATTAAAGTCAAAACCTCTTGATTATTACACAGACATTTATTCTCCTTGACAGACTAAAGAGAGATTAAAGATTGGTAGAGAGGTTGAATGAAGTGCTTGATGATGAAGTAAAACTATTATATTCACTCGATTATCCACAGTTTGAACTGGAAATCAGTCTTTTACTTGATTTTGATTTAAACCCACCTCTTATACGATAAAAGCTTGGAGAAGCTGAAGTGCAGCCGTTGCGACTTGGAGTATTTGAGGATATACAACATCTAATTATTGTTTACAATTAGCTGATTGATGAAGTAATGATGTATCAGCAACTAATTATGTGTTAAGGGTGTTTTACGCTAATCAATGATGAGATAGAACAAGTGCAACACATATTAGTTTTGACAATGACTGATTAACATTAAACTTTAATTTTTCAGCTGAAAATATAGTTATGGAAATAACTTGTAATAGATAAATTAGCTTGATTTAATCAATAAAAATGTATAATAATATTAATATATTAATCTAATAAGTATGGCAATAGATAAAAAGACTTTTGACACACTAGAAGCCTGAGCTAGAAACCAAATAATATCAGCAAACAACGCTTGAAACAAAGCAGAAGCAGAAAGACTATATCAGTCTTTTTTACCACCAACACCAGTTGCACCAATTGTTAATACTCCTGTTACGCCAACAATTAATCAGCCCATACCAAATAATCCTGCACCGATTCAGAATTACATAGAAAAGATGCCTTGACCTGATAATGGTAGTCCAGTTAATACACAGAATGCTAATTGAACTTGAATATGAGTAAATCTTTGACCTAGCTTCCAAGAAACACCAAAAACTGAATCAGTAGAGGCTCCAAAACCAGTTACAGTTAAAATAAATAAATCTACTAAAACAGAAGCTCCAATTATTGACCCTAATATTAGAAAACAAGAAATAGTTACAAATCTTAACGAGTGATATAAAAATAATGAAGATATTAAAAGCTCAGTACAGAATTGAGATTGGGACTCTTTTAAAAGTGCTTATAGTATGTCTGATCCTGAAGAAGCAAAGGTAGTAGAAGCTTATTTCCAAG